AACGTATGTTCTAAATAATTGAAAATTAAAAACTTATGCAGACTGCTTTTTCCTTGTGCAGTTTTTATTCAGGTTTTTCACGATTTCGGACGTGAAGCCAGTCGCATAGAACTCACCAGAGCCAAGGAGCAGCCAGTATGGGTTGATGTGGTAATCACGTACCAGGAACTGAACCCAAGACGGACGAAAGCGACCGTAGTACTCGGCAGGCTCGTCTCGCAGGGACATGATGTTCCAGCGGTTGAGACCATACCGGTCTGTTATTGTCTTCAGACCGCCAATGCAACCATCAGTCTTCAGGCGGTCGATGGCAGAGAAGAAACGAACTACTATATCCACATCAGCGGACATCAGATTTTTATCTTCCATAATCTTTCTGTTTTTGATAGGCACGACTGAAAACGCTTTCCAGCCTTGCCCGATGATTATTCAATCTTTGCGACCAGTCCTGCAACTGAGCCAGCGAGGGACGAGAAGCCAGCAGTCCATCCACCTCGGAAGGAGTGAGCACTGGCAAATATTTCTCGTATGCGAGAAGGTAATCAATTCGGCACATTCGGCATAACTAACATTACAAAGATATATCCGAGAATAGCAGCGAAACCAAAGTATAGATAAATCTTTGCTATTTTCTCGTTTCTTGCCATGATATAATCATCAGCCTCAATCTCCACCTTACGCCTAGTCAATTGATGACCATCGTACCTTTCCCCTCTCTTGTAGCGACCATCAGCGACATAGACCGCCTGCGATGTATACTGCCAGCCATAGGCAGTATGTTTATTTTTCAGCTTTCTGTAGCCAACAATCAGTAGGACAACTCCACCGATGATGCTAAACACAAAACCAACGAAACCCCAAAACCAAGCAACACCAACAGAAGGGACTATCGGCTGGATTCCTTCATCCTCCATCTTGCCAACGCTGGAAACACGACCAGCACCACCAGCAGAAACATTCCGGTGCGGTATAGAGTGAGCATCGCCATAGATGTTATTGCTGACAACACGACCAGCATCCCTTCCTACCTGATTGACAGCAGAGCGAACGAAACCCTTTGCCAGTCCATTAATGAAACTTCCCATACGCTATTTATTTAAATGATTTATATTTCTGTCGTAGAACTCATTCCAAGCCTTTTTCTTGATGAAGACGAAGAAGAGCAGCAGACCTAGGGCGACCATCAGCAGCTGCAGCGGCTGGCGAAAAACACCGAACCCGAAAGAACGATGGAAGTCGATGCAGAATGAAATCAGCACTCCGTATGTAGCGAACGCTCGATGCACCCAGCAGAAGCCATAGGCAAGGCTGACGATGATCCAGGCAATGAAGCCGAAGAGCGAGCAGTCGAATATCCACTCTGTGAGTTTTGCCCGAATGCCGAACGAGAGCAGGGTGCAGTGCACCAGCATAACAAGCGCACCCACTGGAGGGATGATGCCTATTATCAACCTGCTGGCTTTCCATAGCCAGCTTTTCCCGAGGGCGGCAAGAAGAACCTTCTCCTTCCGCTCTATGAAATCCTCATCTTTCATCGTTACTTAGAATTTTAGTTGATATTGTACCTGGAGCGAGAACTAAAGTTCACGCAACCATTTCTCGCCAGATTTCGTCTTAGACCAAATCACGAGACCTGTGCCGATAACCGCACCTATGAACATAAATAAAGTTGCTAGTTCCATAATCTAAACATTTGAATTATTATAATTCACGCAACCACTTCTGACCTTTCTTTGATTTCAAGAAAATGCCGAATGCAATGGTCATTCCCAATGCCATCACGTTAAATAACAAGAATGCATCCATAATCTTTATTTTTTAAATTTCATTATATAATTTGCAAGGTACGCAAGTGATGCGCCACAAGCCACACCCGACACCAAGCAGACTTGATGAACCGCCTGCAATGGGTCACCAGTTAGTAGAGGAGACAGACCACCGACAGCAACGCTTCCGTACATCATTTTCGAGCAGTCGTACAGATACCCAGCCAAGAGCTTTCTTCTGTCCGTCTCCCTATCGTCTGTTGTTTTTTGACTAACCATACTTTTTCATTTTGCAAAGTTACTAAATTATTTTTGCCCGACAATGGCAAGCAGGGTTTCAACTTGCTTTCGCAGGAAGGAATTTTCATTTTCGAGTCTTTCAACTTTTGCCATCAAAACCGATTCTAGTGTAGTTGAAGGCATTTGTTCTTCTGAAGACTCCGGTTGCTCTAAAGGAAAGTTTGAGTCAAGCCCTATCTCCTCTTTGTACTTTTGAATTACATCTTCAACCTTTTGGGCAAAATCAAGTTTGACACTTTTTGCTCCTAGCCTTCCGCTTAGATTTTGAGGGCTAGTCCCCAAAGCTGCGGCTATATAATTTAGAGGTATTCCGTATGATTTGATACGTCTTTTCAGTCCCTCACCAGTTACGCAATAATGCATCTTTTCATCAATCATTACTTGCTTTATTTTGCCAGGTATTGGAGGAGCACATTTTGAAACCGCATTTTTGACCCTTTCGACAAAATCGGCACTAACTCTTTCCTTTATCATCTTTGAACGAATATTTTGTGGACTGGTATCCAATTCCCTTGCTACATCGCTCATTGTAAGCCCAGAGTATTCAACATACCTTCTTAGCTCTAAACCAGTCATACGCTACCACTTATTTTTGTTGATAATTGCGCACGAAGGAACTTGATTTCCTCGTCCTTATCTGAAACCATCTTTCTAAGCAGTTCTAACTCCCTAGCCAAGGCATCGGTTGAGCTGATAGTCTGCGTGAACCCTTTACTATTCGAAGCATCAATGTTCGAGCCGATAATTCCTGCACCAACATCGGATGGACTTGCAACCGTTGGAGAGAACATCGGTTCGATACCTTTTTCCAGCCAGTCAACCGAGACGTGCAGTGCACTGGCGATTTTGTAAATTACACGGTCGGAAAAACTTGCTTTTCCATTTATGGAGCGAGATAGATTTCCTGTGTCAATACCAGCCATTGTCGCCATTTTATTGATGGACATTCCACTTCTTTTGCGAAGAAGTTCAACTCGCTTTGCTATTTCCGTATTATTGTATTCTTTTGTAGTCATACATAATTATGTTTTAAATAATTGTAAACAACATTAAAAATACATTAAAACATTATGTATATCTTTGTATATTACAAAATGTTTTTGTATTTTTGCAACCGAATTACATAACGAGTTTAAAAACTCTTTTGCAAAGATAAAGAAAATAATTTAAAATACAAATAAAATGGGAGAAAATTTTAATTATGATTTTCGAACACCGTTGCAGAAGCAGCAGGACGAAAGAAAGAAGAACATCATAGCGATGTTTGCAGATTTCCGAGCAAAAGCACCTGCCGAGACATCAGACAGCAGAATAATGCTCGCAGTATCACAGCGTGTTGGTTGCACCCAGCAAAACGTGCGTGTTATCCTCATTAAGGCTGGATTGATAACACCAAAGAAGAGACGTGCAGCCGTACGCAAATAATCAAGTAGAACCAATTTAAACATTCAGAGCGTATGAAGAAGTTTATCGAGATTATCACAAGTGACGAAGTAATAAGCCTGGCAGTTGCCATCGTATTAGTAACTTTAATCTTTTGGAGGGCATAATATGACGAACGTAGAACCAAAGGTAGCGGATGCAGGCAGATACACCATGACAGAGACCTGCAAGGTGCTTGGCATCCATCGCAACACCCTGCGCAGATGGTTGCAGGCTGGTAAGATTAAGGTCAAGTTCCGCAGAATCGACAACCGCAAGGTTTTCGAGGGCAGCGAGATTAAAAAAGTCTGGAGGATTGCACTATGAGCAAGTTATCAATCAATATGCGCAGGATGATCGTGAAGTACACAGACATCTGCTGGCTTATCACTAACTGGAAGGCGAACCGCAAGACCCGAAAGTGTTGCAAACTAAACAACAAGTGTTACATCGAGGCAGAGCGAAGAATCCAGTACAGAGAGTTTAAGGGCAACCTTTGCGTGGCACTGGATAACATACCGCTCATACCAGTGGACGGAATTGGCGACAACGAGGTATTGAAGTCGTGCCGTGAGACCTTCCAAAGTTACATATTCAATAAGAGAGGAGGTAACGAATGAAGGAGATAATAGAGGATTGCAGGAAGAAGATGTACGATGCCATCTGGCTGGAGTTAGACCGTGAACCGCAGCGACCAGCGGTTGCAAGGGTAGACATTAAAACAAAGGCAGGCGATATTTCAGTCTGGTGCGACAGAACCGGGAACACAGCGGTCGTGACGCACAAGAATAGCAACAACGACAGCGAGCGGCTGGAGGAAGCCATCGAGGGCTGCGTTAACTATCAAGACGTGATGGACGACTGGCTGGAAGAGAACAGCCAGTATGCAGACCAAGACCCGATGGACGCCTTCGAGGAAAGCAGGCTCGACAGCCTTATGGCTCAACTGGTTTGATTACGATGTTAAACAATTATTATATGGATTTCTGCAGCGGCAGGGCAAAGGGCGCACGCAAAACTCATTTTTCAAAGGTTATCTAAAATTAGTTGTTTTTACCATGTAATATGCGGAAACGGCAGCGTGCGCCCTGCAACGGAAGGGCATCCCTCGGCAGCTGGCAAGGGGGGGTAAGTTTTGGCGGTCAACTGGGGTTCGAATCCCCAGCCTTCCACTAGAGTTAATTAAAAGATTATGTTGAACAATAAAAAGAACGAATTATGGAAAATGAAATTATTCAAGTGAGCGGTGGAGAAATGCTGGAAGCTATCAACCGCTCGGAGATTGACGGACAGATTGCAACAGCGCACAAGTTTCCGAGAGACATCATGCAATGCAAGAAGAACATGGTAGCATTAGCAGCCATGGACGATGATGTAGCCTACAACTGCTTCTATCATCTGGAGCGCACGGACAAGAACGGAAAGACAACAGTAATCGAGGGTCCTAGCGTCAGGTTTACGGAAATCATTTCCGCCTGCTGGAAGAACCTGCGCATCGCTGGCCGCATCATCGCAAACGATGGCAAGACCATCACGGCACAAGGCGTATGCCATGACCTAGAGAGCAACGTTGCATACTCTACCGAAGTAAAGCGAAGCATTCTGACCTCGAAGGGCTACACCTACTCGCAGGATATGCAGGTGGTGGTTGGCAATGCGGCAGTTGCCATTGCTCAACGCAACGCAATCTGCAAGGTCGTGCCGCAGGTCTTAATTGCAAGCGTGGTGAAGGAAGTGCAGGCAAAGGCACTCGAGCACATCAAGCAGACTGGCGTACAGAGCCAGTGGAAGAGCTGCGTAGCCTGCTTCCAAGTGTACCAGGTAACAGACCTTATGCTGCTGGAATACCTGGGCAAGAAATCAGCCGAGGAAGTCACGGCAGAGGATATTCAGAAGCTGGCTGGTGTGTACAACGCCATCAAGGAAGGTACGACCACAGTAGAGGAGACCTTCAAGAAGCCAAAGCAGCAGGAAGCAATCGCACAGCAGGCGCAGGCAGCAGCCGAGAGCGCACAGAAGAAGGCAGAGAAGGCAATGAACCGCAGCCAAGGCAAGACTGGCACAGCAGCGAAAAAGTAGTTTAGTTTATAATGTTATAGCGTTTCCCAATTAGCCGCAGGGCAACCTTCAGGGTGGGAACCTGACCAGATTATAGGGAACCTGCGGCAACTTTTAAACATTCAGTAAAAATTATGGCAGAAAAAGAAAACAAACAGAAACACAAGAGCACCATCGACAAGTACTTTAGCAGAACCGCAGATGGTTTCAAGGCATGGGCAGAGGAAGACGAGCAAGAAAGAAACTATATGCAGATTGCATCTGAGACGACTGGAGATGCAGATGAAGACGGAAACCAAGGATTCGATTTTCATATTGCTTACCACGGTAAAACCGCTTACCTCGCAGATGGAATTGCTCAAGCAATGCAAAGGGATAAATTCCTTCGCACGATCGTTATTACAGCAGCTAGAAAATTCTTTTTTGATAAATAAAAACACAGACAATGAAACAGATAATCAAATACAAAAGCAGAGAGGAGTGGTTGCAGAACCGCTCAAAGGGAATAGGTGCATCAGAGGCAGGCACAGTACTGGGACTGAACCCATGGGAAACACCATATCAGCTGTGGAGACGCAAGAAGGGCATCGACCCACCAAAGGTGGAGAACTTTGCGATGGTTGCAGGACACCTGCTGGAGGATGCCGTGGCGCAGTTCTTTAAGCGAGAGAGCCACTGCCACATCATCAAGGCAAGCACGGACGACTACACCATCACGAACACCGATACACCATATCTGCGTGTATCTCCTGACCGCACCTTCTGGAGAACCGGGGCAACGCACAACGAAGCGAGCAAGAGCATCCTCGAGTGCAAGACCACGCAGATGCAGATAGATGCAGACGACCTTCCGAAACATTGGTTCTGCCAGCTACAGATGAACCTCGGAGTGGGAGAATACAAGGACGGAGCACTTGCCTGGCTGACAGCAGGCAGGGAGTTCGGCTACCGTGACATCGACTTCGACCCCGAGTTCTTCGGATGGATGAGGGACGAGATAACCAAGTTCTGGCTTGACTACATCGTGGGCAACCAAGAGCCGCCAGCATACAGCGCACAAGACGTTCTCCTAAAGTCTCCTCTACATGTAGCTGGCAAGGAAGTGACCGCAACGAAGGAGATACTCGAACAGATTGCTAGGCTCAAGGAACTCAAGGTTCAGAACAAGAAACTGGAGACCGAGCAGGATGAGATTGAGGACAACTTGAAGCTGTTCTTCGGGGACGCAGAGAGCATCGTGGACGGAAACGGAAAGATGCTGGCAACGTGGAAAGCACCGAAGGCAAGCGAGAAGTTCGATGCCAAGGCTTTTCAGGCAGACCATCCTAAAGCGTGCGCCAAGTACATCAAGACTGTGCAGGGAGCACGAAGATTGCTAATTAAGTAAAGGCAGGGCTTATGGCTAGCGTTCCTATATCAAAAACCGACCTAAGGAATATAATTTCCCAACTGGAGAATTATATTTCCCTAGGTGGGGAAGTGACAGCACCGACCGACACAAGTCAGCGGAACAAAATCCGGATGGCTACAGTGTTAAAACGGAAGCTGGAAAAGAAATTATCATTATCAGAATAAAGCATCATGAACGATTCATTCATCTTATACACATCATACTACGCTCTTATCGAGGGGCTGACCGATGAACAACTCGGGCAACTGACGAGAGCGATATTTCTCTACGCAAGGGATGGGGAGACTATAAATCTCGAACCAGTCGTGCGTATGGCTTTTGCTTTTATCAAAGACAATATCGAGCGCAATCAAGACAAGTATCAAGCCAAGTGTGAGAAAAACAGACAGATTGCACTTGAAAGAGAAAGAAAAAAGCGAGAGGCAAGAGAAAAAGCAGGGAACACGAACGTACACGAACGTGCACGAACGTGCGAAAATAACACGAACGTGCACGAACGTTCACCTTATGATAATGATAATGATAATGAATATGATAATGATAATGATGTTTCTAAAGAAACAAATATATTAGAACCTTCTAAAGAAGGTATTCAGAGTGCATCGGTCAAGCCCGAAGCACCCGGTGGCGGCAAGGGTTCAAAATCTCAAAAGATAGATTATGCTGCCGTCAAGGAATACTGGAACCGCAAGCATGATGAGACGAAGAGTGCGATGCCGCCTATTACGCTCATGACTGAGAACCGCAAGGTGATGGTCAAGGCAAGGGTTCGTCAATGCAAGGGAGACGTGAAAACTCTGTACCGGGTAATTGACATTGCGATGGCATCTGACTTCATGAACGGCAACAACAAGCACGGCTGGCTCGGAAAGTTTGATTGGATATTCGGTAATGAGCAGAATTTCGCAAAGGTGCTGGAAGGCAACTTTAACAACGATCCTGCAAGCCAGCAGCCGCAATCGGCAGCAGTCAAGGCGCAGGATCCTGCGGCAACGGCAAGACCGAGCATCGGGGAACTCTACGAGCAAGCCAAGCGTCAGCAGCCAGCGAGCCAGCAGAGCCAAGATAGCAAGTTCCGGTGGGTAATCCAGCAGAACCTCGAAGACTTGAAGAAGAACCCGAACAACAAGCCTGCAAAGGATTCGCTGACAAGATACTATGAACGTGGAGTTCTGCAGCGGCTTGGCATTGACTGGAAGCCCGAAAAATAACGAATGAGGGCGAAAATAGCCGCTCTGGGACGTTTTCACGCTTCGGGCGGTAAATTATAAGCAAACAGATTTTAAACACTTAAAACGAAAGAATTATGGCAGAAGAAGTAATTGTAATTAATGAACCGGACGAAATAGCCAAGGATTTCGAGGAAGGTACGCTTCTGAATGTAGAAGGCAAGGTTCTCAGAGTTAAGAATGATACTCGTAATGAAAGTGGCTGCAATGTGTGTGCCCTTGATGCCGAGGAACTGGGCGAGTATTGTGCTTGCGCATTTTGTGCCGAGTGTCACTTTATAGAGATTACGCTATGAACGAGTTGTTTTTCCACGAATGCAGAGCCGCAGGGCTCGTATTCAAGACATCGAACGATTGGTTCAAGTGGCTGACCGATAATAGCTACGACATCAAGAAGCCGGTTGTAGAGCACGAAGGCTTCCAGTACAACATCTACGATGTTTGCATCAATCCGCACGTAATCGAGTATGCCGCAGAGGGTGCAGACAACTGGGGATGGAAGGTAATGACCGCCAATACACAGTTCGGCTGGATATGGGGCTACAGCATTCAGAAGGGAAAGCATTGGTACGACAGCCCGGTTGCCTACCCGAGTAGATATGACACTCTCAGCATCTTCTACGGTAATGAGAAGGAAGCAGAGCACGATGCCCTGACCTGCATCATCAGAGACCTCGAGAAGAATGCTGGAACCAAGAACACCAACCTCCTTCTCTGGGCGGCTAAGAAGAAGCGTGCAGACATCATCCATCCACAGCAGGAACTTTTTAAATAGTGAAAAGATATGGTTAGACAACAGATAGGCTTTTTGATGATCGTAGTAGCAGCTACGGCTGGCATCATGGTAATAGCTACGATTGCAGACATTGTAAAGCAATGGAAAACAATGAGCAGGGACGGAAAGATTGGTGGCTGCTTAATGGTTGTGTTGCTCATATGGGCAGCAATCACGACAGCTATGCTTGGTATATTACTCTAAAACGCTTTAGCTATGGGCAGAGTTGATAATATAAAACTGGTCTGTGAGCTTGTTGGTCTTCATCGTCTGTCAGTCGGAGACAGAAACGTCTGGCTGACAGATGATGAAATCAAGGCTCTAGAATGTATCATCAAGGATTACAATGCAGACCCGAACAATTTTAAACGAGACAAGAAATGAAGAAGATAGAAATCATCACGGACGAACACCGACATCATGTATACATCGGCAACACCGATTTCTGGCTCAATACCAAGGAACTGCTGGAACTTTATTTTAAACTCGGAGACGTTAAGTTATAAACAATAAAAAACATTCAGACAATGGAACAGAAAGATATTGATATTTACGAGATACTCAAAAATGAAGAGTACGGTACAGAGTTGTACACGCCAATATGCGGAAGTGTGTGGCACAGTGGAATGGCAAACGACAAGGACAGTGCGAAAGCAATCTGGACTGAGGACGGAGCTGGAAGAGAACACTTTTTCAACAAGAACGGAAAAATCTATAAAGAAGGAGAAATTCTGCTCTTCCCTTCGAAACAAATGAGAGACTGGAGCAAGTTCTTCAAGAAGGGAGACGTGCTGGAGTATGTAGGCGACAAGAAATTACAAGGAACCTGCACATTCGAGAAATACGAGGATGAGACGAAGACACGCTTTTTCGGAAGATTCGTCAAGGAGAAAGAAGTACTTAACCCAAACCTTTCTGCGAATTTCCGAACAGTCGATTGGGTCAAGAAACATGACCCAACTGGATATATCCGATTCGTTGAAGAGCGGCTCGGTGGCAAGTTGAACCGTAAAACTCTGGAGATTGAGAAGGCTCAGCCAGATTTCAAGGATGGAGATATAGTGTCGTTGGAGATTCGTTACATAGATAGCGAAGATGTGATAGCAGAAACTTATATTCTTCATGGCGATTATCATAATGGAGAGAACTTAAATTTCTATGCTGGGTATAGAGATAATATTACAGATAAAGTTATATACAATAGCTTTGTAAGACCAGATAAAACTTCTGTAAGAAAAGAGTTATTACGATACGCCACAGAAGAAGAAAAGCAACAGTTATTCTCTGCTCTATCAAAAGAAAATAAGGCTTGGGATGCTAATAAGAAACAGATTGAGAACTTGAAGCCAGTGTTTGAAATCGGCAAGCTCTACGTTTTCAGAGAGGAAGATGAGGACGGAGAGTTGACAATCATCGGCAAGCTCATCGACAAGAACGAAAGCGAGGACACGCTGACATTTGGCAACCAGTACGAAATCGAGAACGAGAAGTTCGTGACCGACCAAACCTTCGACCTGCGCATCAGCGTGCACGATGAACTGCGAGAAGCAACAGAGAACGAAGTCGAACTGTTCAACAAACATTACGCCATCTGGAAGAAAGAGAGGGAGCAGCCAGCCTTCAAGACCTTTGACAAGGTGCTGGTAAGGGATGAAGAAGAATGCGAGTGGATTCCAGCGTTATTTGTTCGTGACCGTGGAGAGGGAGCGAATTTTAGATATGAAGTCTTCTCTATCAACAGCGGAAAGACATCGGGATTCTCCTGCTGCATCCGATTCGAGGGCAATGAGTACCTCGCCTTCACGTCAGACCCATTCTAGGACGTATGGCGAGTGAATTATGCAAGGCTTGCGATGCCGGGCGAAACTGCATAAATGGAATATACTGCCCGGAGCGCAAGCAATATGTAGAACATCAGGTAATACTTGAATGCAATGAGCGATTTCGCAACAAGGGAGAAGAACAGAACGTACTATAAGGAGCACCGGGAACAGATCCTCAGAGCCACAAAGGAGTGGCGAAAGAGAAACCGGGAAAAATACCGGGCGTATCAAAAGGAGTACTGGAGTAAGCACTACAGGAACTACGGTACGAAGAACCGGGTAGCCGACAGAGCGATGCGTGAAAGGAAGAAGCCAGACGTAGAGAAGGCTCTTTCCATGTTCAAGAATCCGCAGCAGGCAGCGCATCTGGCATGGCTGCTAGAAAACAAAAAGAATAATCGGTCGTGAGTTCAATAATAGAGTTTTTAACCAGCGAGGACAGAAGGGGATGGCTCCCTATCAAAACAAATAAACTTATAACATCTTGAAATTACGATATGAGAGCCGGAAACGCATCTCCCGAAGTCTGACAGCAAACAAAGAAAGCGAGGTGGTACATGAAGAAGTAAGAAAAAGAAATCGTTAGAAAATTATGCTTTTATTCATTCGGCTGGCGGTGGAAGAAGGAAGACCCTGCAACATATTAATTTATTGTTATTCTTATTTTGCCCGCAGATAACTTCCGGAATCCCTGCCAGCTTTCTCTATCGCAACCAAAAAGAAGGGAAAGAAAGGGGTAGGGGAAAGATAGGGATAATAACGCATGTGCGCACGTATATGCGCACGTAAAGGGTGTTGAGTAATAAACTACACCAGCAAAACAAAATAAACGCTTATGCGTGAAATTTAAACAAAATAAGTACTTTAAAGAAAAAATGGAAAAAGGAACAGTTATAATCGGAATCGACCCCGACAACCTGGAAAGCGGAGTTGGAGCAGTCTTTGACGACAAGAAGTTTCTCGCTTATAAGATGAACTTCCCAGCTTTGATAGATTACCTCAAGGCTATGAACGAGAGTTGCAAAAAGATTAAGGTCGTTATTGAAGGCGGCTGGCTCAACAAAAGCAACTGGCATGTGCTTAATCGGTTCATGACAGCAGTCAAGGCAGCAGCAATCGGACGCTCTACCGGAATGAACCATCAGACCGGAATCTTGATTGTTGAGTGCTGTAAACATTACAATATCCCCTGCGAAATCGTCAAGCCACTAAAGAAGTGCTGGAAGGGTAAAGACGGAAAAATCACGCAAGACGAACTTGCTTATTTTGTAAGCGCAGGAGAAAAGATGCCGAGAATGAACCAAGACCAGAGAGACGCACTTCTTCTCGCATGGGTATGCGCAGGATACAAGGTCAGAGTGAAGCCGAAGAAACCGCAGACAACCCTGCAAAAGACCATCAGAGCCTTTGATGGATAAGATAAAAACGAAGTGTTGGAAAAAGTTAAAAGTGTGCAAAGAACAAACAACTAAAGCAAAAAAGTCGTATCTTTGCGCCAGTGTTTATCAGATAAGCATGTATTTCGAACTTAAAACAAGAAGAAAATGAAAACAGAAGAAATCGCACTATCGAGGGTCAGCGAGAATGAGGCGAACCCTAGAGAGATAAGTCAAGCGAACTTTCAGAAGCTTGTGCAGAGCATCATCGTGTTCCCACGAATGTTGACCCTGCGCCCGATTGTTGTTGATGAGACCTTCCACGCATTGGGTGGCAACATGAGACTGAAAGCCTTGCAGCACATTGTCACGATGGACGAAGCAAGCATTCAAGTAAAGCTGGATGCAGAGCAGCGTCTGTCCGATGAGGAGCAAGCCGCATTGATGGAGTATTGGCAGGGATGGCAGCAACAGCCAACAGTTACCGTGGTGAGCGCATCAGACTTGACAGAAGCACAGAAGCAGGAGTTCATGATTAAAGACAACCTATCCTTCGGTAACTGGGACTTCAACGACCTTGCGAACCGATGGGACAGCGCACAGCTTCAGAACTGGGGTATGCCAGTCTGGAACCCAGCACCAGTGGAAGCAAGCAGCACCAGCAAGTGCAAGAAGAAAGACAAGGACGACCAAGAGGGCGACCCATTCGCAGGGGAACTACCTCCTGAAATCGAAGGGAAAGACTTAACTCCTGACGACTTGCCAACGATAATGGGCGATGGCGTTTTGCCACGTGAGAACGTAATCATTCACTACAAGCCAGCCGATGAGCCATTCCTTGCCAAGTTGCTGGGAGTTGATCATATCGACCGCATCGTCTGGAACTTTGACGAACTGAAACCAAGACAAGAAGGAAAGGAGGAAGACAATGGAGAAGAATAAAATCGAGAACATCAACCTGCACGACCTGGTGGAGAACCAAGACAACCCACGCAGCATTGAGCCACAGCAGATGCAGAAACTCGTTGAGAGTATTCTGACGTTTCCAAAGATGTTGCAGATGAGACCAATCGTCTGTAATGAGAACCGAGTTATCCTCGGAGGAAACATGCGCTTCCGTGCCCTGCTAAACATCGAGCAGATGGAAGACGAAGCTATCAAGAACGCAATAGAAGCCGTTGCCGTGAAACTGACCGATGGAGAGAAGCAGCAGCTTTGCAGCCACTGGGAGACCTGGAAGGCAGAACCAAAGGTCGAGGTCGTTATTGCTGACAGCCTATCCGATGAAGAGACGGACGAGTTCATCATCAAGGATAACGTCTATTTTGGCAGCTGGGATGAAGAGAAGCTAAAGGGAGCATTTGACGTTGACGATATGCAGCGATGGGGTTTGAACCCCTGGGAAATCCAGCAGGAAGCCACGACCTACGAACCAGCAGAGGACGAAGAGCAGCGCATCATCATCGTATACCGCAGCGAGGACGCACAAGCCGTGGCAGATATGCTGGGACTTGACGCAATCGACAAGCATAACTACGATGTTGAAGGCGATGAACTGAAATAAATACGCTGGTACGTACGAAAGCACGTTGAATGTACAATCACCAACCTTCAACGTTTGACGTACACAGAAGCGAAAATTTACAAAAATAATTCAGCTATGAAAGTAATAATTGACCTAGATGATACCCTCTCAAAGACAGAGGACAGAGACTACGAGCACTCGCAGCCCATACAGTCTGTAATCGACAAGCTTGGAGAGATGAGAGAAACTTTCAATGATGTTGAGGTTGTCTTGCATACTGCAAGGGGCATGAACAGCTGCAAGGGAGATGTGAAGATGGCAGAGAAGAAGAACAGACCTGCCATCGAACGCTTCTTACAGCGATACGGCATCAAGGTAGACCGCATAATCTTCGGAAAACCGCTTGGTGACCTATACATTGACGATAAGGCAATGGCAGCGCACGACTTTGCAGCCAGCACTATCGAAAGCTACAGAGGGCTGAGTGGTGCGACCGTTGAGCGTGTCGGGGATATTGTTGTCAAGACCGCAAAGAATGTAGCAGAGCAGGCAGAGTGGTACGAGCAGGCTAAAACTTACGGAATTGCCGTTCCTGCCGTTTATTGTGTGCAGCTTGGAAAGTTATATATGCAGTACGTTTCGGGTACACCAGCGTGCTGGAAAGTGGATATTCGAGTACTTAGGCGCATCATAGAGGATATAAGAAACTTTCCATCGCTTGATGGAGAGAACGACCTGCAAGGCTATTCGAACTATTGTGAGAAGAGAGCCAGCGATTCGGGTTTGGAGTATGATTGCCACGGCATCACGGAATGCGAGATACTAAAGAAACGCACTTTCTGCCATGGTGATTTATCACTGACGAACATCATCGTACGTGGCGGCATGCTAATCTACATCGACCCATCGCAGAAGAAAGAAATCAGCAATTGGCTTTTGGATGCTGCAAAGGTGAGAGCGAGCCTTCGGTGGCTTGATGCAGGACTTGTCGGACTGGAACACGACCAGCGGCTTGTGCAGTACTTCGATGCAAGATTTTCAAGCGAGGAACTGGAAGCCATCAAGATACTGGAAAAAACCCATTTCTACCGTGTCTTCTATTACGCAAGGAAGCTCGGCAGGGTTGATGTTGCAAACAGATTAATAGAACACTTTAATACAGCCGAAATATGAGAAACGGAAAGAAAGTAGGTTTTACATCGGTGGTTGGCGACCTTTTCCATGCAGGGCACGTTGCCATGATCCAGGAGTGCAAGCAACATTGCGACTATCTCATCGTTGGGGTAATGTGTGGTGTGCACGACCGCCAAGGGAAGAACGAACCGATACAATCGGTGTTTGAGCGCATGTATCAAGTGAAGCATTGCGATGGTGTGGATGATACCATCGCATTAGGGAGCGAGAGAGACCTAGACCTTTGCATCAAGACTCTTGCACCATCAATCGATGTGCGTTTTGTCGGCAGTGACTACATCGGGAGAGATTTCACGGCAAAGCATACCTGCGAGGAACTTGGAATACCTATCGTGTACACCAGCAGGGAGCATGGTTTATCGTCAACGGAACTAAGAAAGAGAATTGAAGATGAAAAGGTTTGATTTTTATTTTGGCATAGCCAGCTACAACCGCAAGGATAGACAACCGATGTTGAGATTACTGAACAGTTTTGGCTATCCGAAGGAGCAGATACTGCTGGCGGTGCAGTGCGAGCAGGATTTCAAGGAGTATGAACCTATCTATGGGGATATGGCCACGATAATCTACCAAGAAGGTAAGAATATCAGCGACAACAAAAACGCCATACTCGACTACATTGTGGAACACCTCGAAAATCAGAGAGTTGTTATTCTCAGCGACAAGGTGCGAGCCATTAACTGGATTGACCGAAGTCGCAAGACGCACACCGTTGAGACAAAGGCACAGATGGATAAGTTAGTAAGAACCGCCTTCGAACTTACAAGGCAGATTGGCGGCAGGGTTTGGGGGTGCTACACTTTGGACAACACTTTCTTCATGAAGAATACAATTACCACCAATATGCAGATGCTTGGTTGCTTTATGGGGATTGTAGACCCATCGGAACAGAAATTCGACACACTTCAGCCTTTAAAGGAAGACTTCGAGTTCATACTGCATCATATAAGCAGGGGCAACCAGACTGTCCGGTTCAATGATTTGTTTCTGACAGCTACACTCCACACGAAAGGTGGTTGCCACGAACTATGGAACAGTAAAGGTGACAGCGTTAACGAACGGTGCTGCAAGCGATTACTTTTCAAGTATCCAAAACTGGTTAAGAAACATGCAACAAGGAAGAACGAATGCAGGTACGTAGGTTCACGCATTACCCTTCCGCTTTCGATAACTGACTATTTGTAAAATGATATTGTTATGGCAGAACATTATGGCAACACGCCAAGAATAACATACGAGTTTCCCGACTGCTCAATGCCAATGGCTTTTGACACTTACAATAATTGCAGCTTTGGCTGTATGTATTGCTTTGCTCAGAACCAGCGAGGTATTGGCAGCAAGAAGAAGGAATACCTGCACAAGGAGGTTAAGGACGTGAGCGTTGAGCGCATCAAACGAATGTTCATTGACCCCGACAAGCACGGTGGAGACTTTGCGCCATACATCAAGGCTCGCAAGGTTATGCAGTGGGGAAGCATGAGCGACCAGTTCGACAACTTCGAACGGAAGTACGGAACGACACTGGAACTTTTGCGCTTCTTCAAGGATATAGACTATCCGCTTTGCTTCTCGACCAAGGGAGCATGGTTCACCAAGGATGAGCGATACATGGACTTGATCAGAGGGCAGAAGAACTGGAACTTCAAGTTCTCAATCATCACCAGCGATGCAGAGAAGGCTAGAGTAATAGAGCGAGGGGTGGAAAGCCCACAAGCAAGACTGGAAGCCATCGAGCGCATCGCCAATGCAGGGGCAGGAGGTGCAACGCTGAGACTGAGACCCTTCATCATCGGAGTGAGCACGCCAACGTACCTCGACCTTATCAAGGAAGCATTCAACAGAGGGGCTACAGCTTTGAGCACCGAATTCTTCTGCCTGGAAACGAGAAGCCCGACATTGAGGGAATTGTTGCCTACCATCAGCAAGATGGCAGGTTTCGACATTCTCGCATTCTACAAGAAGTACAGCGTACAGTCCGGCTATCTGAGACTGAACCGCAAGGTAAAAGAACCGTTCTTCAGGAACATGAAGGAACTGTGCGACCAGCTGGGAATGCGCTTTTATGTATCGGACGCACACTTCAAGGAACTTTGCCACAACGGAAGCTGCTGCGGATTGCCGCCAACGTGGAACTACAGCAGGGGGCAGATGTGCGAAGCACTGAACATTTGCAAGCGCAAGGGATACGTGAGGTGGAGCGACATCAAGCTGGATGCAGAGATTTTCTTGAGGGCGAAACTGGATAAGGCGATGAACATGGGAACAAGAGAGAAAAGTTCGAAGTATTACACGATGAGCGCAGCCGACTACATGAAGTGGTGCTGGAACAATCCGCAGGCAGCGCACTCGCCATACAAGATGTTCGAAGGTGCAATGGTACCAGCTGACGAACGAGACAGCGAGGGAAACATCGTATACAAGTACAACGGAGCGAAATTTTAAATCAAGAATCGTATGCCACAAGGTAATAACAACAAACATCGAGCGCAGAAAATCGACATCGAGAACCGCCTGCAGATTATCGCACCCCTATACCGCAAGGGATGGACGGAGCGAGAAATCACGGCAGAGGTGAGGAAACGGCTCGACAGACCGAAATACAATCAAGCGCACTGCGACATTCAGCGGTTATTGAAGGAGTGGAGGGAAGAGAGACTGACCGACACAGACGAAAAGATAACAAGCGAGGTGGCAAGGTTGAAGCTGGTGATACGTGAAGCGTGGGAAGCGTGGGAGAAATCCAAAGAGGACTACCACGAAAAGACAGCGACCCAGCAGGGACTGCCAGTCGTAGATGAGCGAGGAAAGCAGATTTCCATCGAGACCGTCAAGGCGATAATGTACGATGCCGAGAAGCGAGGATTCGGAGAACCACGCTACCTAGACATCATCCTAAAGGCAGAGACGCAGATTTGTAAGCTGCTCGGACTTGATAAGGTCGTGCTCGACCTGAACGCAGGATTCCAAGGCGGCATCGAGGTTCGCTACATCAACTCTGGACACCAGTGTGCATCCAGCGAGCAGGAAGTAATCGAGCGTGAAGGATTGGATAAAGAATAATTTTTTACCATAATTTTGTTTTAAGTTTTATTGTTTGAAAGTATGGCACTATTTGACGTTATTGGTGAACTGTATGACCCGAATGCGGACGTGAAGCCAAGGTTTCTCGTGAACCAAGGAGGCACGTCCTCGGGGAAGACATACACCATCATGCAGCGTCTTATAGTGCTTTCTTTTGAACACCCCATGGCAATTATCACGGTGTGCGGTCAAGACCTCCCGAACTTGAAGGTGGGAGCCATGCGAGACCTCGACACCATCCTGCACACAAGGGCAGAGTTGCTGGACTGGTTCAAAAACAACAAGAGCGACAGCAGCTACCGAGGGAAAAACGGCTCAATCATCGAGTTCAAGAGTTATCAAGATGCGCAGGACGCAAAGAACGGTAAGCGAGACTATCTGTTTGTTAACGAGGCGAACGGTGTGCCCTACGAAGTGTTTTGGCAGCTGGCCATCCGAACCCGAAAGCAGGTGTTCATCGACTACAACCCAAGCGCAAGGTTTTGGGTGCACAACAACATCATCGGCAGGGATGATTGCAGGTTGATCCTGAGCGACCACCGAAACAACCGATTCCTGACTGAGCAGGAACACAAAAAGATTGAAGAGATTGACGACCCCGAACTGTGGCGAGTTTATGCAAGAGGATTGACCGGAAAGATAACCGGGCTTATCTTCACCAACTGGGGCATCGTTGACAAGCTGCCACCAAGGGAGGAGTGGAAGATGGAATGCAGGGGTATGGACTTCGGATTCACCAACGACCCGACAGCATTGGAGCACGTTATATTGGCGCACGGAGAGTTATGGGTGGACGAAGAAATCTACCAGCCTGGAATGACGAACGATGACATCGCAGACCGATGCAAGGAACAAGGACGGACGAAACGTGACCTTATCATTGCGGATTCGGCAGAGCCTAAGAGCATTCAGGAAATACACAACCGAGGGCTGTGGATAATCGGCAGCACCAAGGGAGCGGACAGTATCAACAACGGCATCGACATCTTGAAGCGTTTCCGCATCAACATAACAAGACGCAGCCACGGCATAATCGGGAACATGCAGCAATACAAGTGGAAGAAGTCAAGGGATGGAGAGACCACGAACCAGCCTATAGACGCATTTAACCACGGCATAGACGCAATACGATACGTAGCCCTTAAGAAGTTATCCGTAGCGAGCCATGGAACGGCTAGGGCGCACGTATTGAGACAAAGATAACGACAAAAAATATAAAGCGTATGGATAAGAACACCACATTCAAGTATTGGCTGGCAGTTGCTAGGCACACCAGCTATAAAATCGGCAAGCAGCCACGACCAGCTTTCGTTGGAGGAAAGCAAGTGCCCGACAATCTCAACCAGCTATCCATCGGGCAGCTAATAGACCTTTCCCAGCTATCAGACAGCGAAGAAAGTCTGTATCAGATAGTGACAACCGTCCTCGGTCTGAGCCACAAGGAAGTGGAGCAGGCTAGGGCGGTTGATGTTGTTATGCTCATCGGTTGGGTAACATCAGAGGTCGAGCGCATCAACAAGCTATTCGAAAGCACAGACACAGCGAAGCCAACACGACTGGAGAAGGAGGCTGGCATCGATACCCTGCGGTTCGGACTGTTCGGCATGCTGGACTGGTATGCGGTAAGGATGGGCATCAGCGACCACGACCAGGTTCTGAAAACACCATGGCTTCGCATCTACAAGTGCATGGAGATGGACAACAAGAGAAGCGTGTACGAGCGAAACCTGCAGAAGTTGCAGGCAGAGGAAATGAAACGTAAATCTAGATAATTATGGCAACAATCAGAGAAACATTGAAGCAGCTGGCAGCAGACACGCTACCAGACTACACCTACCTATTCGAGGACTGGGACACAGCAGACACCAAGCTGGAGAAACTGAACTATCCGGCAATCGTCTGCATCATCCCAGCCAGCGGCACGACAGAGATACGCAACGGCAGGGTATACGACACCGTGAACGTTGCCCTGGCGTATCTCGACACCGTACCGAGGGCAGCGGAAGGAGAAGACAACGGAGAGTGCATCGACCGAATGAAGGTGGCAGGGGCGAGGATGATACGAGCCATCAACCAGTCGCACCAGTTCGAACCGCTGGAAGGGCAGCAGTACTACGAGACCATCATCGAGCGGCTGAGCACGATCGTGTCGGGCGTAATGTACTCCCTTCAGCTGACACAGAGCATAGGAGGGTGTGAGATATGAGCAAGGGAGGCATTCAATTCGACCCCAAGGCGGCATCGCTCATAATGCGTGAGGAGGTTGAGAGAGCACGGCAGCTTATCATCAACCACATACGTATCAACGGACAGAACGCATCGGGGCGCACCATAGCGAGCCTAAAGGTGGAGCAGCCCAGCGAGGAAGAAACCATCCTCTGGGGACACAAGCCATTCGGGGTTCTCGAAACCGGACGAAGGGCAGGAAAGATACCATACGGCTTCCGTAGCATCATCCGGCAGTGGATGAAAGACAAGGGGCTGCACGGCAGACCTATCCCCTACAAGACCCAGCGGCAGCACAAGTACACTCCACAAGAGCGTGGCGACATGAGCATGGCAGGAGCCATCGCGCACACCATCGCCAACAAGGGTTCTAAACTGCACCGGACGGGCGGCAGGGCTGACGTATACAGCAACGTTGTGCCCGACACGATGAAGCGGCTCGGGCAGAGGCTTATTTTCTTAATCCACCAGTCGGTGGGAAGTATCAAACTAAACAATGAGACGGTATGAGACAGACAGAGAAAAACAATATCACGATTCAATACCCTGACGCTGTAGGCTTCGCATTCCTTCCCTGCATCATCAAGGCGAGCGGCTCGGGTGTTGCGAGCATCGAGGCAACCATCAGCAGGGAGACAAAGACGTACACGTACAGCGTGGAAGCGTTTGCGGATAATTGCATCATGGACTACCGGGAGTATGTTCAGGCACTCTTCGATGGCATCAGCTTCGGGAACCTTGACTACACCAAGGTGAGCCAGCAGAGCAACCTCGGGGCAGTGTTCAATATTTCCGTGAAGGTTAAGAACAGCGAGGGGAGCGACCTTGCGGCATTCAGCTATACGACCTTCTACGTATGGGGAGCGATGAGGGCAGGCGAGACGTGGAACGTATTCAAGAAACTTACTTGGTTCACGCATTTCCCATTCTCCTTTGGTTTTTATCTCAATACGGATTCCCAGATACTTGTCGGCTACGAGGGAGCACCAAACAAGTTAGTTAAGCCCGGCATCGCTGGCATCGTTGACATTAACACCAGCGTTCTGCCAAACAAGGCGAGGTACTGGAACATCTACGACTACGATGGCAAGATAGAGCTGGGAACGTTCACGGACGTTTTCGACCTTACCTTTGCGATGGCGAGCGGTGGCAAGCAGTCTCTCCTTGCAAGGATAGAAAGGAACGACACGGAGAAGGGTATCTACCTGCGTTGGGTTGACCGTCACGGATTCTATCGCTACTGGCTATTCACGCAAGGCGATGAGAGTAGGGCGATAAGCAGCGACACCAGCTTTGTACGTAACAACCTCGGAGAGTATGACGATACGATATTCGGCTACCTTGGAGCAAACGGCAGAAGGCAGGGCTACGGCAGAGAGGACACCATACCTCTTTGCGCACCATTGGTAGACCGAGATACTTTCGATTTCCTGCAAGACCTAGCCAGCAGCCCGGTCGTTGATATGTACCTCGGTGGCGACAAGTGGCAGAGTGTGACAATCAAGGCAGGAACCTACACCAAGACAACAGCAGAGTTGCAGGATTTCGTCTGCAACCTAGTTATTAACAATACACAGATTCAGCAGCTATGACAGACCAGCAACTATACATCGATGGCATCTTGATGGATATGAGCGAGGATTCGGCAATCACTCTCGACATCAAGAGCAATCTTTTCCGTGACATCACGAAAATGACCGCCAACACAACATACACCATCAACCTGCCCAAGACAGCGCACAATATGGCTGTGCTGGAGTTTGCAGGGAAGCCGAGCACCAGCAGCAAATACCCCTATATTTTCCACACAGCACGTTATTTTAGAAACGGCTTGGAGATTATCCACAGCGGAAGGGCAAGCGTTCTGAGCGTCAAGGAAACCATCGAAATTTCGATTTATTGGGGATTGTTCCAAGCATTGGCAACGCTGCAATCGTCCGACCTAAAGCTGAACGAGTTGAATTGCACGAAGTATCTGCGTTTCACCAAAAACAACAGCTACGACACCTACGAGAAGGCAATAACGGATGGAGTATTCTATGGAAGATACGAAACGGCAGTGGCTAAGACATCAAACGATGAATGGTATGGATACGACCGCAACGTGGGAGGGAACAGCGACACGACATACTCACTCGTTGGCGGTAAGATAAGAACTGGAACAGAGGTCGGAAAATATGTATCTGGCGAAGTTTTGACCGATGATACATACAAGTGTGCAATCATACCTTTCGAGGCTGGAATGAGAGCCACCATCAGAAAGGTCTTAGGCAAGGGACAATTCCGAACATGGGCAATACTCGACACCAACAAGAACGTCCTGAGCCTTGCCGATGATGCCGGGAAGACAGAAAAAGAGACCCATCCGGTACTGCAAGCTCCAGATCCTATGCTCGGAATGTTCGTGAGTGCAGGAGCGTGCATCGCCAATCTCGAAACGAGCGTTGCCATGGAGACAATATCCATCAGGGTTCGGGCAGAGAAGGCTGGCTCTGTCGAATACGGAGCACTGAACAAGGAGACCGGAGAGACAACACCATGGGGAACGTATGAGGTTGCAGCCGGAGAAACAGAAATTAATGTTGTAAAGAGCAAGCCTTCCGGTCTCCTCGTATACATTAAGCCTTCGGTAGATAAGATGATAATTATGTCGATGAGCACGGCTGTGGCGGCTTATTATCTCTCGGACGGTAAGTTATCCCAAGTGCAGGCAGGAGGAGAGTACAGCGTTAAATATACGAGCGAGAGCATGCCTATTGATGTAGACCTGCAAGCACCAGCAACAGCGGAATGGCTTATCATTAACGCAATCAAAGCATACAGCACTGGCACGACTATTCTTGTTAAGAGTAAAAGCGAGACGGAGAGCAATGCGAGAGAGAGCAGTGGCAAGTTTGACAGAAGCGGTTCTTTTGGTGGAGGTGGCTCTTTTGGTAGTTCCTGGAGCAATGGAACAATCCAGCCAAGCGTCACGGCAAAGTATATCCTAGACCTAATTACGGCACAGACTGGTGTGGCATTCGGCTGGAGCAATCAAGCGAAAGAAATCATAAAGGGACTTGCTGTACCGTTGATTACAAGGAAGGCAGATGCGCAGACGGTTGTAGGCAGCTTGGAGGGCACTTTTTCCCAAACAGACAGCCTAGGTATTCTCGACTTCCAACCAACGAGCCTATCGGAGGTATTCGATGGGCTGGAGATTGGGCACAGATACAGCCAGCTGAATGTTAAGATTGCCTGCAAGATGATTTTTGATGTTCAGATGAACTGGTCGTGGGACGCATCGAAGGTTACTCCTAGTGGGCACAAATCATGGAGTTTTGGAGAGGGGAGCACTGAGTCGCAGGCATTCTACTCATATCCACCAAATTATATCGAGATGAAGGTTAAGCACAAGAACGATGACGGAACTTGGACGGAAACTCCATATATTGCAGGGTTGCAGCAGGATGAAACTTCTAGAAAATATGTGACCGATTATGAATCGGATAAGGTAAACGGCAGATTCATACACCTTGTAGCAGGACGAGGGGAGATAGATTTGGAAGAGGGCGACATCGTAACCTTTGAAATGAAGCACCCGAAAAATCAGGCATTAATTGGATTGAAGTGTTACAACGGACGGTTGACTGCCAGCATAAAGCAGAGCGATGAAGTACCATACGGTGGTAATTTCCCTATCGGCAAGAACCTTCCAGACATCAAGGTGACGGATTTCCTGAAGTGTATCTGCATTCTGACATCAACGTTTCCAAGCCAGCGGTTTATTGGTGGAACACTTACGTTTGCCGACATCGTGAACCTTTGGGAAGCCAAGGCGCAAGCGGTGGACTGGACGAAGAAGCTCATCCCGAGCGAAGCCAGCAACCATCCAAGGCAGACCGATTTCAGTGTTGAGGATTACTGCCAGCACAATATCTACAAGTGGAAGGAAGACGACACCGTATACCAGCAGCACGATGCGGATATGACTATAGACAACAAGACGCTGGAGTATACGCAAGACGTCTGTACGCTACCATTTGCAGCTACGGACGGAAACCGCATACCGATATACGAATGGGAAGAAAGTATCTCATACTTCAATACGCATCAGTTCTCGACACAGACAGCCACCAAATACAAGGCATGTAAAGACCGAATAGTGAACCTGACGAAGAACGATGCCGGCTATGCGGAATTGGCTTTCAACATCGACCTTCAGGACATCTTCGACAACAAGCTGGAAAAGTTGAGAAAGACGGTGGCGAACCCACACCACATTGTGGAGCGTTTCAATCTTTCCGATTTGGAGATACTGAACTTTGACGAAACGAAGCCAGTGTACCTTGCCCAGTACGGAGCCTATTTTGCTGTTTTAGAAATCAAGACAACAAACAGCGGATATTGCGAGGTTACAATGATAGAGTTGAACAACTAAAAAGAAAGAACTATGGTAAGTGAAGACAAACAGCAGATTCTTGACATAAAAGTCAAGTACGAGGATGCAATCTATGGCATCATCAGATACAAGGAGAAGATAGACCAGCTAAAGGCAAGCATCAAGGACTTGCAGCAGCAGGAAAAAGACAAGACCATCACGACCAACGAGATGAAGGTGCAGACGGAAGCCATCAACGCAACCATCAAGGAGTACCAGTACAACGTGCGAGCCTTGCAGAAGGAAATACAGAACAATGTGCGTACAGAGAACGAGCAGGAGGGCAGCTTGAAGCAGCTGCGTGCCCAGCTTTCCAATGCCACCAAGAAGTATGACGAAATGGCGAAGGCAGAACGTGAGGGAGCGAAGGGGCAAGCCCTAGCCCAGCATATCAACGAGATAACTGACAAGTTGAAGTTGGCTGAGGAGGAGACGCAACGATATTATCGCAACGTTGGCAATTACTACAACTCGATGATGCAAGCAGCAGATGACCTGCAGGGGACGGAGTTCTTTGGTATGGATATTGTCAATGATACCCAGGTTAGCAACATCATCAAACTGGCGCAGAATATGGATGGACTGACAGACAAGCTGAAGGCGTTCGGTAAGACCGCAATCGGCTTGGTTATGAATCCATATTTTGCTGCACTCGCTGGCGTTGTCGGCGTTGGTATGACATTCAAGTGGTTCTATGACTACAACAAGGGATTGATGGAAGCCACACGACTGACAAGGGAGTTCACTGGCTACACCGGGGAAGCCTTGGAGACGATGAGGAACAGTATCGCAGCCACAGCGGACACGATGGGAAAGGATTTCAAGGACGTTCTCGGAACGGCTGACAACCTTATGGCTAATTTCCATCTATCGGGCGAGCAGGCGATGGACGTAATCAACAAGGGCTTTGCGAGCGGTGCAGACCTATCGGGCGATATGTTACAGAAGATACAGCAGTATGCGCCTACCTTCCACGATGCCGGAATATCGGCAGACCAGATGGTGGCTATCATCCAGCAGACACGTAGCGGTATCTTCAGCGACAAGGGTCTCGACATCATCGATATGGCGAGCAAGAAAATTCGTGAGATGAGCAGCGGCACGGCTTCCAGCCTTGATGCTATCGGTATTTCAAGCAAGCAAGTGCAGGAAGACCTAGCCAAAGGAACGAAAAGTACCTTCGATGTTATCCAAGAGGTCAGCACGAAGATGAAGAACTTCGGAGCGGACAGCCAGCAGGTGGGCGATGTTCTAAAAAACGTCTTCGGTAAGCAGGGAGCGCAAGCAGGTATTCAGCTCATCGAGCAACTAGATACGATGAGCACCAGCCTTGACGAAGTGAAGAAGCAGACTGGAGCATGGGGAGATGTGCAGCTGGAGAACATCAAGTTGCAAAAGGAACTGAACACCTATACGAGTTCTATGTTCGATTTCAGTCAAAAGGGCTTTGCATCAATCATCACGGCAGGAAAGCAATTCGGCACAAAGGTTCTCGTTCAGATATTGAAGGGGTTGTTCAACACCATCAACTACTTCATCGACTGGTACAACGAGAGCCTTCTTTTGCGTGGAGTTATTCAGACATTGGGGGCGGCTTTCCGTGGCGTTTGGTCGGCAGTCAAGGGCGTTGCAAACCTTATCATCGATGCAATGAAACAAGTCGGCAGAAGCCTAAAGGGTGCGCTCGATATATTGGAGGGTATCGTAACGTTCGACCTTTCCAAGGCACAGCAGGGATTCAAGGAGATATTCGACCTCTCAAAGTTCATCAAGGAAGGATGGAAGGATATCAAGCAGACTGGCGCAGACTTCGGACACGCATTCGCTGACGGATACGAGAACGCAGTGAACGGAAGATTGCAGCACCTAAAGCTAGCAAATGTGGACGGTGGAGCGACCAGTAGCGAGCCAACGAACGGAAACAAGGGAACGACACCAGCAGCCAAGGGCAGCACCACCAAGACCAAGGCACAGATAGCCAAGGAGAAAGCGGAAGCCAAGGCAGAGGCAGAGCGCAGGAAGAAGCAGGAGAAAGAATTGCAGGCACAGATTGCACTTATCCAGTTTCAGTACAACGAGCAAGTAATGGACGCTAAGAAGCGATACCTTGCAGGCATGTACTACAGCGAGCGAGACTACAGCAACGACCTCGAACAGCTGGAGAAGAACATGGTGGCGAGGAGCATTGACGCATACGTGGCGGCAGGGCAAGTCGGAGCGGAAAAGGCGCAGGAAATGCAGGCTAAACTACTCGACATCATGATAAAGGCGAAAGCGGACTTGAAGAACCAAGCAAAGGAGATTGTGGACGAACTCAACAAGGAATTCGAGAACGCAGAGAAGGCTCGCAAGGATGCGGACATCATGAACGGTGGCACTGGAGAGGAAGACGATACAGCCAAGCTGGAGAGATACAAGGCTTTCCTTCAGAGCAAGCTGGACGCATACAAGGACTATTCAGCCGTTCAGGACCAGCTACAGAAGGATTTGAGCGATGCAGAAGTCAAGGAGCAAGAGGAAGCCAACAAGAAAAAGGCAGCTTTGACGGAAGAGCAACTGAAAATGATGAGCGACATGATACAGACCATGGGAGACGGTCTGTCCGAGTTCTTCGAGAGCGAGGATAAATCGCTGCACTCATTCCTCAAATCGATGCTGACATCAATACTTGACGCTATCGAAATAGCAGTTAACGCTTACTATGCACAGATCCTAGCGAAGGAGATTGCAAGCAAGTCGTGGGGAGGTGTTGCGAGTGCAGCAGCATTAATGGTACTTATCAAGGCAGCCTTTGCAGGAGCAAAAGCACTCGTCAAGGGCTTCTCCACTGGTGGCTACGTCCAAGGCTCGGGCACTGGAACCAGCGACAGCATCCCGGCAAGGCTTTCCAATGGCGAGAGCGTAATGACCGCCAAGGCGACTTCGATGTTCAGCCCTATATTATCCGCATTCAACCAGCTAGGCGGTGGTGTTCCTATCGTAGCCAACAACGGAGGCAGCAACATCGGCATGGATATGCTGGCGGCAGCTGTAGCTAGAGGGTATCAGATGGCTCCACAGCCAGTAGTGAGCGTTGAGGAAATAAACCGCACCCAGCGGAGAGTGCAGACGATAGAGAATATCGGCAGGCTCTAAGGGTTACAGTTATTTCATCAAGATTTGCGTTCTGAGCGGTTTTCGCTTGAAGGTGGTAAAGTTACACACCCAAGGCAATAAAAGCCGCTTAGATCGCAAAATTTTGGCTTGTTTAGAAAAATTAACTGCTTACGAGATAAACATACCAAAAATAATCGTATCTTTGCAGCGTTTTAAAACTTAAAAATAACGATTCAATGGCAAAACTCAGAATATACAACGACATCGACAGCCAAGACAACAAGTTCTGGTATCAATGGTGGGGAGGTGATTGCGTGTGTTTTCAAGACATAGATGCTTTTGCAGCAAGCATACCGAAAGACGATGATACAATCGATATGCGCATCTTCTGCAATGGCGGCTCTGTTGTCGAAGGTTGGGCGATATACGACCGACTGCGGCAGAGCGGCAAGAAGATTTCCTGCACCGTTGAGGGCAAGGCAGCATCCATGGCAACAATCATCATGCTAGCAGCACCAAAGGAGAGCCGCAAGGCATACGAGAACGCTGCCTTCCTCCTGCGCAACCCTTGGGTTCCTGGCTGGGGGTTGGGCGACCAGCTGAACGCAAAGGACTTGAAGAACCTGGGCGAGGAAATGCAGATGTGGCAGGATAAGATGGTGGACGCATACGTAGAGCGGTGCGAGTGCGACCGGGAAGAGATACAAGCCCTTATGGATAAGGACATCTTCATCAACACCAGCGAGGCTTTGCGCCTAGGTCTTATCAGCAGCACCATTGTACCACTCAGCGCAAGCGCATCAAAACGCAACATAGAAAATTTTATTAATTCAAAACAACAAAATCCAAAAGCAATGGAGAAAAAGACAGAAGTGAAGGCTTCTCTCCTCGACAAGATTCTCGCCAAGTTGGGCGTGAAGACACTGGAGGAAGCAGAGCAGGTGGTGGAAGAGCCACAAGCCAAGGCAGAGCCAAAGGCGATGGAACTCAACACATCGGACGGTCAAGTTCTGACCGTTGAGCGTGAAGAGGGAGATCCACAAGTTGGCGACAAGGCAAGTCCGGACGGAACGTTTGAAATGCCGGACGGTAAGACAATTGTTGTCGAGGACGGTGTAATTACCGACATTCAGACCGCAGACAACACCGACAACGACACCGACAATGAGGGCGGTGAAGGCGGTGATGGCGGCAGCGCATCAAGCACCGACAACGACACCGTAGCCAAGTTGAAGCAGCAGGTAGCAGCACTCAAACAGCAGTTGAACGACACCAAGGCACAGCTGGCAGGCGCACAGAAACTCGCAAAGAGCAAGGAAGACATGCGCATCCTGAATGCCGTGAAGATGGCAGGCGGTGCTGAGAAGGTGCTGGCAGGCTACAGCAGCCACTACCAGCCAGCACAGCGACAGCCAAGCGGCAAGGGCGCAGGCGACAACGTGAACGCTGTCGAGGAAGGCAAGAACGCCATCAAGGAGAGACTTGCCAAGCTCCACAAAAAGGGCAAGAAATAATCAAGTATTAACCCATTAAATCAAAAGAAAATAATGGCAGGATTTACAAAACAGCAGCTTGAGAACCTTAAACTCGAGCCAGAAAACCTCGCAAGCATCAAGGATGCCGTGCAGGAAACCTTCTACAACGATGAAGATTTCTCTTCATTCGTGAACATTCAGAAGGTCAAAGAGAAAGACCCTATCGCTCTTCTCGGAGAGATGGAAATGGTCGGTAAGAAGGGGGGCGGTTGCGACCCTACCTATGAGGAGAAGGGTATCGCAAATTCTCAGAAGCGTTGGGAACTCGGACAGTGGGAGATTCCTCTCAAGATTTGCTACGAGGCATTGAAGGGAACCATCGCTGAGTATTCATTGAAGACTGGTACAGCCATTGGCGACCTCACCAGCACCGACTTCATGACAATCTATGCAGATGCACTCCAGCGAGCCATGCAGCAGATGATTTGGCGTTTCGGCTGGCTTGGCGACAAGGAGGCAGCATTGGCAGGTGAAGGTGGCGGCAAGCTGACAGCAGACTTAGATGTAAGTAATTTCAACGTCTGCGATGGTCTCTTCAAGCGCATCTTTACAGCCACAGCGACCAAACATACCGCCATCGCAGCCAACAGCGAGACCACGGCAGCATTGCAGATTTCTGCATTGCGCAAGAGTGGTGCGGCTACTACACTTGTAGACACCATCCTGATGGATGCAGACACACGTATCGTAGACGATAGCGATGCCGTATTGCTCATGACACGCTCGCTTGCTGACGCACTGACCTACGACCTAAAGAAGACCTACCACGACATTATGCCATGGGAGAAGTTGTTCGATGGCTTCGAAGTAGCGACCTACAACGGAGTGAAGATTGCACGTGTCGGCATTTGGGACAGAATGATTAAAGCATACGAGAAGGGCGAGGCTACAATCAACCTTCCACACCGTGCGGTATTCTGCAACCCTAAGCACCTTATGATTGGTACAGACGCAGACAATCTCATCAGCGACCTCGACATCTGGTTCGACCAGAAGGAGCGCAGAAACTATCTCTATGCTACCGGTAAGATTGGAACGGCTCTCCTTGAAGAGGACATGATCCATGCAGCTTACTAATCGCTCCAAATTTTCAGTTTAGTATTAAGTTATTTTTGACAATCCTCAACACCCACAAAACGGTGTTGGGGATATAACAATTAAAAACGAATTAATATGGCAACAACTTGCGAGAGCCTTATCGCTCAGGACATCATCATCCCTTGCGAAGACCAAGTAACAAAGGGACTGGAGGGCGATGGACTTATCATCAACCGAGACGACATCGACTTCACCAAGTCCGTTGTAGCGGGCAATATAATTAAAACATTAGTTTTGAAGACTGGCAAGAAAGCATACGCTATCCGGCAGGAAGGCAGCAAGCCATTCACTGGAACCAAGACCGAGCTGACCGTTGGCACGTACCGCAACAGCTGGAAGAACACCGTAGCAGTCGTGGTATTGGCTAACACACCTGACGTTTGCGCCAATATCATTGACGGACTGGCGAATGGAAAGTTCGTTATCATCCTTCGCAACCTCTCTAAGGGAGCGGACGGAAAGGCAGAGTATCAGGTATTCGGATATGCGCAGGCACTGAAGGCAAGCGCAGGCGAGAACGACAAGTACTCAGACGATACCGAGGGCGGCTGGCTTATCACGCTGGAAGAGGAGAGCGTACCGAAGGCAGCTTACTTCTTCTTTGACACCGACAGCGAGACAACAGCAGCCAAGTATCAGAGCCTTCTGACGGAAGCAGCAGCGTAGCCTATGACATACAAGGAAGCAACAGCCAAGGTCGGGGAGTTGAAGGCACGTTTCGACAGTCCCTTTGATGCAACTGACAAGGCAGTTATAGAAACTCTATATTTCGAGGTAACACGCAAGCGTTTTGTTCCGACAACCTGCCAGCAGTGTTACCACGATGCTTTAATCGAAATTTATCTAAAACTCAAAAAAGAAAAGGCAATGCCAAAAACATGTAATTACGCAATGAAGGCAGGTTTTATCATTTCCTGCCCGGATTTCTACCATGGTAAGATTTTCACGAATGAGAACCTGACCGACAAGGTAGCGCACGAATATCTGACGAAGTACCCACACATGGAAAGCTACTTCCAAAAGATACCCAGCGATGAACTCATCGAGAACAAGCAGCCGCCAGCAGGCAGCGACAGCGGTGCAGATGATACCACCGGGAAAGATCCTGCCGAAAAAGCAGCAGGCAGCGACAAGAAAAAAGACCTCGACCAAGCCGAAAAAGCAGGCAAGGAAGAGTAACAAAACAACAAGTAAAACGACACAAGCAATATGAACGTTAAGACAGTTAAGAAGCCAAAGCGAAGGGTTGATGTTAGCTATGTAAGCCGATACAAGATGCAGGCATACGGATATGACAATCTATATCCGCAGAACCTCGCACGCATCACGGAAGCCAGCGGTACGGCAATGCTGTGCCTTAACCGATATGCCCGATTTATTGAGGGCTACGGCTTCGATAGCGACATTCTAGCATCGTTGGCGATGAACCAGCAGGGGGACACGGCAGACGATTTGCTCCGGAACGTAGCGCAAGACCTCGCACGCTTTGGAGGCTTTGCCCTTCATGTTAACTACAACGTTCTAGGGCAGGTGTCGAGCGTGAGCCACGTACCCTTTGAAAATTGCCGCCTTGAAGAGACGGACGACAAGGGGAGCGTGGCGCACGTCTTGCTGCATCCCGACTGGGAGCAGAAAAAAACGAGGAACGGAAAGCGGTTGATGGTGAACGACAAGACTATTGAACGCATCAACATTTTCAATCCCGACCCCGACATCGTTCTTGAACAGATTGAGAACGCTGGCGGCATCGACAGCTACAAGGGGCAGGTCCTATGGATGAGCCTAGACGGACAGTTTATTTATCCTACAGCCAGCTACGATTCAGCCATCACGGAGATTTCGACCGATGAGGGACTGGGCAACGTCAAGATGAGAAACGTCCGCAACAACTTCCTCGTATCGTGTATGCTCGTAACCAAGAAGGGCGTGCCTAAGTTCAACGAGGAAGGCGAAGAGGTGGAGAGCGGACAGATGATTTCAGACGAAGACCTTTTGCAGTTCCAAGGGGACGAGAACACAGCGAAGATTCTTGCTGTAGAGGTGGAGAACGAGGAAGATGAACCAAAGGTTGTGGCCTTCCCTACAAAAAACTTCGACAAGGAGTTTTCCGTGACCGACAGCAGCGTTATCGAGCGCATCTATGCACAGTTTCATCAAGAACTCTTCTACTCCATCCGTATTGGCAAGTTGGGATTCAGCGGACAAGTGATGCAGGACGCTTACGAATACTATGCTGGCGAAGTGACAACCGAGCAGCGTTTCATCGAGCGAGCCTTCAAGAAGATTTTCGAGAATTGGCACGACCCAGCCATTCAGAACCTAGACCCCAAGCTACAGCCGCTAAAGTATATCAGCAGCGAGGTGGCAGGGAACAACACGATAGACTAATTGATTGAGCCTATGGGAGAACAAAGAAAACAACTTATCACGGTTGATCAGTTCCGAGAACTGGCACGACCGACCAGCACGCACCTAGATGAGGATGAGGTGAACGCATACATTCGGGAATGCGAAGATGCGAACATCATACCAGCCATCGGTTGGAAGCGGTTCAAGGCAGCGACCGAGCAGGGAGAGTGGGACGATTCAGTCTTGCCCGATTTCCAGCCTGCGGTCTTCCTGGACGGTGGAGAATACACCACAAAGAAGGAAGGCGATTGCAGCCAAGACGAAACCAAGGTACAGAAGTACACCAGCGGAATACGCAAGGCACTCGCTTATTTCACGTATGCGAGACTTTTTCGTGCCGATGGCACAATTATAAGCCGAGCAGGTGGAATGCGTCACAGAGACGATTATTCAGACCATGTTCAAGATGTATCGAGCAACAAGCAATACAACGACATCATGGATATGGCAGAAAGATATTTATCAGATGCCCTTGAATACCTCAAACACTTCACCCAGAAAGGGGAAGTGAAGCCACAGCGAGGAACGAGGGCACACATACACGCAATAGGAGATTAATATATGGCAACAATAAACGAAATTAAACAGCAGGCGGCAGCGGTCAAGAACGCTACGCAGGTGGGCGAGAACACAGCCGAGAGAGTAGGCGGTGCTCTCGCTGGTCTTGCGGATATTGCAGAGCAGCAGGATTCTAAACTCAGCGACTTATCAAGAGGTGTTAATAATTCTGTACAGAGACTTGAAAATCAAATTATTTCAGAATTATATGACACAACATTAATCTCTTTGACCAGAGGCATATATTATTCTATTATTGAAAATAAATGGAGTTCTTCTGAATCTGTAGATAATTCCATTATAGAGGTAGAGCCTAATAGCAATGTAAGGATAACCTCTGGAGATAATGTTTGTTATTATGCAATATTGGCTTCTACTAAGCATAATAATGGTACAAATGTTTCTTATGCAGAGGGTTGTTCATACCAAAAATTAAATCCAAATGAAGATACTGGGTATTTTGCCGTTCCGGCTGATGCCAAGGCAATTTGGTTTAGTGGCATTATTAATGGAGCTAATAGAGAGGCTAAATGCGTTTATATAAAAGGACAATCCAAGATTGAAAGTAAGGCATCTTTAGTTCAGGTTGATTCTATTCAGAAAAACTTAACGTCAATTAGCGAAGATATTAAGACTATAAACTTGTTTGATAAGAGCACTATTGTTAATGGGGCATTATTGGACGATGGAACAGTTTCTAATGTTACAAATGTGTGGACGAGCGACTTTATTAATGTTAATAAAGAAACCTTTACTGTGTCATTTAAAGAACGTCCATCTGATACATATATCAGAATAGGTTTTTATGATAATAACAAGAAATTCATTAGACGGTATTTAAAATATGTTTCAACAACAGAAAAAAGTTTCTCTATAAATGACACATGTGAGTATATTCGTATATCTATTGTATTTGGTGTCGAAGATGGTTTACAAGTAGAGGCAGGTTCAGTTGCAACAGATTATAAGCCCTATTTATTGAAGTCTGCCATAGACACTAAAAGTAGAGAAGAAATTTTAAACACTAATAGGAGGGTCACATCCATTGAAGATTCCTTAAAGGATGTACAAGTTGTTAAGAAGATTTATGATGTCTGCATTGTAGGAGGTGGAGCTGCTGGAATTGCCACTGCCTATGCCTTGAGATATAGCGGGCTTAAAGTTGTCCTTATAGAAGAACAAGAATATCTTGGAGGAACACATTGCCAAGCATGGGTCAGTTCACTTGTTCCTACACCTGCACCATCTTTTTTGAAAGAAGTGTTCTATGAACAGATGTCTAAAGGACTTGCTTGCATGAGTATTGGTGAACACTCTCCAATGACGAATGAAGACGCTCTTGCAATACCTTGGAAAAAGACATTCTATCACAACCCTGTGCAAAGATGCCTTGTGTTTAACCCCAGAGCATTGTCAATCAAATACGAAGCTGATCTTGCACCATATATAGATATTATAAAAGGTGTTTCAGTAATTTCAGCAGAAACAGCAGGGAGAACTGTAAACAATATTTCGCTTGATAATAATTTAGTAATACACGCAAAGCAATACATTGATAGTACAGCAAATGATGTTCTTTTATCACTTATTGGCAACGAACTATATCTTGGAGGAGATTCATCTACAAGGTATCAAAGTGAATATGGGTTTACAGAACCACATGGAGCAGCAGAAAATTACGATTTCTGTAATGCTATTACATTATTATATAGATGTGCCAAAGGTGATGAAGATTTATCAAATGTAAATGCCGATTATTATGATAATGCTGCTTATTGGTTTTTTAATTCAGACCCTTCAAAAATATACTTTAATTCAATTAATTATGTTTCTGGCGCAAATAGTGGAATAGAAGCCGTCAATGATGGTTTTGAAACAAAATATAATGTGTTAAAAGAAGAAATGATAAAGCATTGGAAAACTATCAAGAATGGTAAGATGGTTAATGCTTTTCCTCATCCTACAAGTGAATATAAATATGATGGATTTGCCCCTATGCTTGGAGTTCGTGAAAGCTACAGAGCAAAATGTGAAAGGATGCTTCATGAGTCAATGCTTTATAAAAATGTTTCATTAGACAACATAAAATCTTCCGACAATAACCTTGATAAGGTTATTGCAGTTGGAACATATATTGCAGACCTTTTTAATGACCCGCAAATAAGTAATACTGATGCTAGTACAATAAGTTCAAAGATAGCAATATATGGTGTTCCTTATGGTTGTATAATCCCTAAAAACTTTGATAATGTACTTGTAGCTTCAAGAGGAGCAGGATTTACTCATATTGCAGCATCTTCATTTAGATTGACAAGAAATATGATGCAACTTGGATGGGCTGCTGGTTATGCAACAAGAATACTTAATGAGGATGAATTAGACAACTATCGTAATGTGGATGTTGAAAAGTTGCAAAGTGACAATTACGCTTCTATTACAACGATGGTTCAAGATGCACTAACTTTTAACTCTTAAATAATAAGAAGAATTGAACTCTAAGTCGCTGAGTTTAGAAACTAAAAAAAATAGATATATGAAGAAGGATAAGCAACAATTGCATGAAGCACTGGCTGTGCTTCTTACCAAACTTTCATCGGCAAGGGACAATCCCTTGCTGATGGATAACTACGTGGTGAAAGCCTTGCGCACTGTTCTTTTGGATTTTAAGGAATCGGGCGAGCTTCACGAAGCATACAAGGAGCAGATACAATCCACGCTGGAGAGTGACAACCCCTGGGTAGCGATGATGATGAAGTCAATTGGCGCAGATCCTTCTATTAAGAAGAGCATGACCGATGAAGCCATTGATGGAATGATTGATTCGATGTTGGGAAACGATTAAAACATTTTGTTATGAATGACAAGGAGAAAGAACTATGGCGAGTTATAGACAACGTAATCAAGTGTTGCGCTATTGAACTGCCGAGCGGAGAGTTGAGCATTACGAGAGAAGACGTTCTCGGCAAGTCGAGAGCCGAAAACCTCGTAATGACACGATGTATGGTCGTTGAGCAGATGATACACGCAGGATTCAGCATAACGACCATTGCGACCGTATTAAACCGCACTGTTCCAGCAGTGAGACATCTTTGCAAGATGGCTTACACTTATATCGGCACGTCTCGAGTTTATCGACTTGCCACGGCACAAGCGACCCTTCTGAACAAGGACGTTGAGCCGATTTGTGTTTAATCAAGAAACAAAAAGAAAATAACCAAAAGCGTTCTTTGACAACAATTCGATAAATACCCCTGCACTAACTTTTTGGAGCGAGCCGAAAATCAGAGTAACTTTGCAGCGGATTCCAATATTTGGCTTCCACAACGTAATTAACTCAAAATTTTATGGCAGACACTATCGAGAAAGTTTATTGCACTGGGGACGGTGGCAATGACAACCTAGCAGCAGCGTTGCTCGCTAGAGGTAGAGACAATGATCCAGCGGCTATGCTGGCAGCAATGAACGGTGGTATGGGTGGAGGTTGGAACAACCCATTCGCCTACATGATGATGCTGGGAATGTTCCGATTCATGTACGGTGATGGCTGGAACGGACAGAACGGCAACGTTCAGCGTTCAGAAATCCAGTCTCAGATAGACAGCCTTCGCACTCAGATGAGCGACAACCACAACAGCGACTTGTTGATGGGCGCAATTCAGGGCAACAACCAAGACTTGAAGACCTTGGCGGCTAACTTGAACTGCGACTTCAACGCATTGCAGTCTTCTGTTTGCGGCATTCAGGCAGGCATCCAGCAGATAAGCGGACAAGTTGGTTATTCGGCAGAGCGAGTAATCAATGCTATCTCGCAGGGTAACTTGCAGATGATTATGGCACTGAAGGACTGCTGCTGCCAGACCCAGCAGAACATCATCAAGATGGGCTACGACAACCAGCTCGGGCAGAAGGACATCCAGAACTCAATGCAGCGAGGATTCGATTTCAACAACCGCAGCATAGAGCGAGGCTTCTCTGCGCTAGGCTATCAGATGCAGCAGGACAAGTGCGACATCATCCGCTCGAACCAAGACAACACCCAGCGAGTTATCGATGTGCTGAACAATCACTGGCAGCAGGATTTGCAGCAGCGGTACAACGATGCACGCCTGGAGTTGAGCCAGCAGCGACAGAACGCTGAACTTATTGCAGCGTTGAAGACCACCACAACCACCACTGGAGCGTAGGCGGTCTTAACAAAACTATCAAGGGGCAACTCGCTGTGTTATCAGTGAGACCCCTTTTTGTCTATTTATCGAATTAATCTAAAAAGAGCGCATCATGGAATTTAAGAATATACAGAGAAATCACCCGGTCTATCTGCTAGACAAGCAGACGGTTGAAGTTAAGGAAGGCAAGGTCGTAGACAACCAGCCGCACATCAACACTGGCATCGCAACCATTTCCAGCAGCGGACAGCCCATGCGAGACGTAACAATCGAGGTGGAGGGAAAGCAGACCATCTACACCATACCCGAACACCTCGGAGTTACCTTTGCAGGCGAAACCGTACTGGCAACCGACAAGGCAGACCTTCTGCCCGAAGTCGGGAAATTGGTAAATGAAGCTGATGAGATAATCAAGGCATACGAGCCAAGCAAGGAGCGGAAAGCCAAAGGCGAAGAACTTCTTGCAGCTTTGAACCCGGCAATCAAGGAGAAGCAGGAAACCGAAAAGCGTTTCAAGGCACTTGAGGGCGATATAAGCGGCATTCGTGGCATGGTTAAACAGTTACTCGACAAACTAGGATAGGAGGGCGCACTATGAAGAAAATCATCGTTTTGCGCCATTCCTGCGATAGCGAGGAAGAGCGACACCAGCACCAAGAGAGCGACATCATCCACAGCTTACCATACGAGAAGGCAGCAAAGGCACTCATGGGAGCCAGCGGATATGTGGCATACGTTTCCAAGCACGGCTACCACTTCACGAAGCAGCTAGCAATCAAGGCAAGCGAGCAGATGAAGAACGTAGACGGAACGAGCCACCGTTGGACGGTAGACGAAATCCGGCTGGCGACAAACAACGAGATAATCTCAAAGGGCACGACCCTCGGGGATATTCTCTATTTGGCAAATATGGCTTATGCGGACTTCTACCCGAAGGTAATCAAGACCGAGAGCGACTGCGTACAGTATGCTATTGCCGTAGCCAGTGATCCAGACGGATACGAGGGTATGGCATTCTGCAGGTGGACGGCAGACATCATCGGGAAGGGCGTGACCATCGACTGGGAGAAATTGGAATAACCAAAAAAAATAAATTGATATGAGCGAAGTATTTCACGATTTTCAGGTGCACCACCTTTATTTGTGCGCCCTAGTAATTTTTATCTGTTTCGCTACAATTCTGATAGCGATGACAATTGACCTGATAGCAGGCATACAGAAGGCGAAGGAACTTCATGTTGCAAGAACGTCAACTGGGTTGAAGAAAACATGCGACAAGGCGAAGAAGTATTTCCCGACATTCGGTATCGCTTCGCTTATGGACGTGGCTACGTGTATTATCTCTCCCTTCCCTATGTTCGCCATCGCCTGGACGGTGTATCTGCTTCTGTGCGAGTTTAAGAGCATCCGGGAGAAGGCATACGAGAAGGCAGAGATACGCAAGCAAGACCGCACTATGCAGGTGATCCTCGAAAATAAGGATGAAATTGCGAAGGCGGTTGTCGAGATAATGAAGGAAGAGCGGAAGAAAGGAGGAGACAATGAGGATAACTAGAGCGCAACTTCTAAAGGTAATGCCGAATGCAGGCAGCAGGGCAGACACCTACCTTCCAATCATCAACGGATGGGCAGAGCATTTCCACATCAACACCCCACTAAGGATGGCGCACTACTTGGCTCAAATAGCCCATGAGAGTGGTGAACTGAGATATACCAAGGAGATTGCCAGCGGCAGAGCCTACGAGGGCAGGAAAGACCTCGGCAACACCCAGCAGGGCGATGGCGTGAAGTATAAGGGCAGGGGATTGATACAGATTACCGGGCGAGCCAACTATCGGAAGTATGCCAATTATTGCGGCTTCAATGTAGTGGAAAGTCCCGAACTTCTGGAGCGTTCTCTGGGAGCAACGAAATCCTCGATGTGGGTATTCGACACCTTCGGCTGCAATGAGTTGGCAGACCAAGACAACTTGAAGGCTATCCGCAGGAAGATAAATGGCGGCTATAATGGACTGGCATCCTGCGAGAAGTATTTGAAGCGAGCCAAGGAAGCCTTGGAAATCAAGGTGCTTGCGTAATAAACACATCAATCTAAAGTTTATAAAGTATGGAAAATTCAAGAAAAGGGCGAAATTTGCGTTCTGTGGCGTTATTTCTCGCCATGCTTATAATTACCCCACTTTTGATTTTTGGCTGTTCCTGCGCCAAAACAGCGCAAAATAACACGGTTTATCACGACAGCGCACACACCAGTGTAAGACGTGACAGCGTGAACCAGCGACAGATCCACTTGCAGGACACCCGGCAGCACGACAGCATATACAAGCATGACAGCGTGCTTGTCTATATCAAGGGCGACACCATCATAAAGGAGCGGTGGCACAATCTTACGACCACCAGATGGAAGACATCGACCAAGACGGACACCATCGTAGGCGATACCTATGTTTTCGTGACCGACACCGTGAAGGTCAAGTATTACGTGAACCGATACAAGACCAAGGAGGTAGAGAAGCCAGTGAGCACATGGCACAAGATAAGATTATTCGCTGGCGATTGCGTATTGCTATTCCTGGCAATCCTTGCAGTTTGCTGGATAAAGGAGCGCATCAAGAAGAGAGTTCAATAGGTTCAATCATAATATCAATCTTTAAAAGGGCAGGAAGCGCAGGAGAGCGTTTTTCTGCCCATTTTTGTGCGAAGAACACTTTTCATTGAGAGAAAAGGGGTAGGGGATATGAGAGTTAGATTATATTCATTCTAGCTAATGCGTGCAGGTTATTATTATATGGAGCGTGGAAAACGTACCGGAAACGTACCGAAAACGACCGAAAACGACCGAAAATAGCCGTGCTTACGACATAAACAGCCAATAAAAGTTAAAATATTAATATCTTTCGGGAAAAGTTTTGGTAGAACCGAAAAATATTAATATCTTTGCATCGTGTTTAAGAGATAAGCACTTTAAAACATTCAGTAATTTAAGCCCTAGGCAGCACGGTTAAGCCAAAGAAAATGAAAAAGTCAAATTCAAACATTTTAGAGTTCACTACAAAGTTCATCAACTCTAACTTCCGTATCAAGGTCTTCGGACGCACAGAGGATGGCAAGAAGATAAACACACTCGTAGGAGTAAGCGGAATCTTGAAGCTCATCGGAGCGGAACTTTTCAACAAGTTCATCAAGCGAGCATTGAAGGCTGGTATGGACGCTTGCCGCTGCGCACTCAGAAGAGGATTGGTTGTAACATTGTATGCTAAGTAATCAAGGGAGGACAGAGAAATGAGCGACTGGAAAGTATGGAGAGTTATCGAGTGCTACGGAAGTTATACCGTAGCACTCGTAAAACCCGAAATCAACGGAAGAGACAAGGTTGTTGAGCACTCAAACAAGTGGTTCGGATTTTCAGAAATAAAAGAAGCCGATAAGCTTGCAGCCCAACTTAACGAGCGAGACGGATTAAAAGAACTTTATGATTAAAGATAGGAGACAAGACAATGGCAAGAGCAAAATATTACATCAAGAGACAGATGGAAGGAAAAGAAATCGATGAGGTTGCAAACTTTACACGCAAGGACAAGGCAGAGCGATTCTTGAACAAGCTGTTCAGGGGACTAAAGAAAGCCGACAGACATTATCCATACTGGGTACGACAAGGTTATTTCAAGTCTGAATTTGTAGGCTTATGCGTGAATTTCAAAACAGAGTATTGGATTGAAAAGTATTAATCAGCAGGGCGCAAGCCCTGCACAATATATCAAGATATGAAACAATACATTTTAAACGGCAAAAATAGCCTTGGGCAAGTTGATAGTCACATCGAAGACTACAGAACCAAGGAGATAATGGAGGAAAGGTTTCCTCGAATTAAGGAAACCTTCAGGAACAACCCATTTGCAGAAATGATGGAAGAAGGAGACCGACACTTCAAGGTCAAGATGGGTGGAGTGACATACAAGTATTACATCACTGAAAGAGAAATTTAAATTTGGCAAGATATGAAGGAATACGACAAGATACCAGCACAAGCAGTGGTCGAGGTAACGACCAGCTGGGGAAGAACCTGCCTGCGAGAGATTGGGCGAGACCTAAAGGAAGGCACGGTGCTCGATGGCTATTATTATCCGGTAAGCAAGGCTTTCGACTTTAATTGGAAGGGAGAAGGTGCAATGCTGTGGATCGGGGACAATGGAAGGCTTGTAAGTCTCGGAGAAGGACAGAAGCATAAATACATGATGCTTGGTCGTATGCTATCCGATTGCAAGTACTTCCTTCGCAACCCATACGAGCGACACCTCTATTTCCCGAGCATCGCCCGGCATTGCAAGGAAATGCGCCAGTACTGGCTGGAACTAAATATCAAGCCGGAGTGTTTATCTTATAAGCAGATTGGCAGGCTTGAGCACAAGATGAACAGAATGAAAACGAAGTTAGATAGGCAATTAAAAAAAGACAGAAGACAATGACAAAACAAGAGTACAGAGAAGCCTTGCACGAAATCAACGTGAAGGCTGAGAACGAAAGAATAGTACTGGCAAGAGCATTTGCTACTGAGCACAGCCCAGTTAATGTTGGCGATTATATCAGCGACCACTGCGACACGATAAGGGTTGAAAGCTGGGATGTTGTGAATGGAACCTACGAATACCCCTTGCCTTGCCTCGTATATCGAGGTATGACCTGCAAGAAGGATGGCACGCCACGAAAGAACCCGAAGAGGTGTAGCATCTATCAGAGCAACCTTTTGCGAGTAAATGGAGAACCAGTAAAGAATCACGGATATGGAGAATAATAAAAGAAACATCAAGAGAACGAAGAAGGGTGCAGGCGCAACGGTCAAGCTAGTTGGCATACAGATAGACAACGACCTGCTGCCTTTCCTCAACGCATTGCCCAACAAGTCACGATTTATCAATGATTTGTTGAGAAAGAAATTTTTTGGTAAATAATTTGGTGGTTTCAAAGGAAAAGCGTACCTTTGCATCACTGAATGTTTAAAGTGGTCTCCACTTATTACCCCAGCGACTCGACTTTTTCACCGCTGGGGTATTTTTGTGCTCTTTCTTTCGATTTACCCCGAAATTCGCGTTCTGAGCCGCTTACGTGGTAAGCACGTAAAACTATCCCCGAAAACAATTTGAGCCGTTTCTGCGGCAAATTCGCAAGAAATAAGGCTATTTTTTGTCGTACAGCACGTAATCAATAACCCTGCGGTTTGCTTCATCTACTCTTGATAGGTCTGCATTGATGTAGGTATCAGTTACCCGGACACCGAACGAGTGACCCAGCGCAAGCGACACCACGTCCTTTTGTATACCGATGTTGAAGGCTATAGATGCCCACGTATGGCGAGCGTAGTACGTAGTAAGCCCAGGGCGCACCTTTGCGAGTTTCTTATTAATCATGACCGTTGCAACATCAACGTTCCTGAAATGCTCCGAGAAACGAAGCAGCTTCTTTTCCCCTTTGTACTTCTCGATGATTCGGAGAGCTTCGGGATGAAGAAGGATGGAGTAATGCCTACCAGTCTTCGCCCGGTCGTATTCCAGTCTACCATGGACGATATTCTCATTTGTCAAGGCGAACAAGTCACTCACATTGATACCAATCAGCAGGAACATCAGCAGGAACATGTCGACCAGTTCATCACCACCAGCTTCGAAGATAGAGCGGATTTCCTCAACAGACAAATCTCGCTTTTTCGTTGCCTCAAGCCGGAGACTGTACCTGCGGAAAGGGTAGTTTTTCGTCTGCTCATTATCAATCGCCAAGTTGAAGACAGCAGCGACACAGAGCATCCTGCTGGCTCTGGTATTCCTAGACAAGCCTTCCTTTGCCATGAACGCATCGAAGTCTTCAAGCCAAGAGCGGTTAATCTCATCGTATGTAAGCAGAGCCGCTTTTTCCTTCCCAAGGAAAGCTTCAATCTTTGCCCAAGTATATTTATATCTGTTTATCGTGTTCTTTTTCAGATTCCTGCCCTCGTAGGCAATGAAGCCATCTCGAAGCAGGGCGACTTTTTCCCTTGCAGGCTCGGCTTCAAGCATTATTAAGTCCCGGAGTTCCCTAGCCGTAATATCGCCCCGGTATGTTTCCCTGCATTGCGCCTTCATCATCATTCTGTTGTAGAAATTAAGACGGTCAAGCAGGAAGTCGTTGATAGCATCACGATCCGGACGCTTTCGCACCTTGCAAGCCCTTTTATCCCATTCATCCTTTTTGCAGTATTGATTGAGGGATATAAATGCAGTCCCACCATGATGGTTGACAGCAAGCCGGATGGAGAACGTACCATCCTGCCTTTTTACCCTTGTGTCTAGATATAATCTCAGTGTTGCCATAATTCCGTGCAGTATTTATTCAGTTTATTTTCATCGTTAAGAGCCGCAATTGTGCAACATGGTGCAGGATTGCGGTATTTTCAAGTTATCACAGCATCAGAGAACCCCTTTAAATGCTGGGAAAACCAGTAAAGTTGTACTTAAAATCATTGTCTTTTCCTTTCTTTTTTATGTTATTATCAATGTTATTTATAGCTTAGACGATAAAAGTAGTGAAAAGGTTGCAGAAAATCCAAAAATAATTGTTACTTTTGCATCTGAAATATAAATATTTATAGGTTATATGAACAAGAGATTGATGTTTTCGGCAGCACT